GAGCTTCCATGGAAGGCCACTGGCACCGCGAATATGCTTCTCAAAGCGCCTAAGAAACAGGAGTGGCAGAAGGAAGAGGAAGAGGAAGAGGAAGAAAAAGGGTCTAAAATCACCTGACGAAATATCTATAAGGATGTTTGATACCGACTATATTCTTGCCATTACAACAGGCCTCGTTGTGATTACGTGCTGCCTATCAACAGTGCTGAGCGTTGCCTTTCCGTGCACAGGTAATCCGCGTCGCGACTGTCGGCGGAACTGCGGAGACTGCAAAAATGATCGTGAAAACTGTCGACGCGATTGCAGGCGCGATTGCGGTCACTGCTGTCCTCGGCACAGGGCTGATACGGAGGAAGAGTTGGTTAGTAACCCTTAAAATTGAAGCATGTGCCGCCACCCATCCAGTATCCGGCGAAAATGTTTCTTACACCTGAACCCGATGCTCTTCTCGATATTCTTCCCATTGTTATCAACATGGGATATGGTCGCGATGTCTATGCGGCAATCGGAACGTGCAAGACCTTCTGGGAGGACAATTATATTTGGCAGGTCGTGAAGGACATGCCATTTGGAGGACATAAGGCAACCCCGATGATGCATGCAGCTGCGGAGGGGACAAAGGCGCATGAGATTATCAAGGGAATCTTGAAGCGGAAGGGTAGTCTGACGGCGAAGGATGATGACGGCTCAACCCCGCTGTTCTATGCGGCCAATGCAAACCAGCCCGAGACTGTGAAGTTTCTTCACGGTCTTGGTGCTGATATCGAGGAGCCTGACTACCAGGGGTTTACGCCTCTGCTAGACTCGTCTTATCTGGGAAATCTTAATACGGTCAGGGCACTTCTTGACCTCGGCGCAAACATGCACCTATGGGACAGGTCATTTGGATGCACACCCTTTCTGAATGCTGCGCGTGGCTACGGAGTTGCTGGAAAGCAGGACGAATGCATGAAGCTGTTTCTGGAGCGCGGTGCCGACGTAAATGAGCAGAGCCTCTTTGGCACTACAGCCCTTATGTATCTTGCCAAACACTGCTGGTCTTCAGAGGATATGGAGTATCTCATTAAGGCAGGCGCTACCACAGATCAGCAGGACTACGATGGAGAGACGGCTCTTCATATTGCCACTTGGAACCACAACTTCTCTTGCACCAAGATTCTTCTCGCGGCCGGTGCAAATCCGAATGCTCGCTGCAGTGCCGGCATGACTCCGCTTCACCGGGCGGCCTGGAACGGCAATGCGGAGATGACTCTTCTTCTGCTGGAGTCGGGTGCGGATGCCCGCATCATGACGAATGGCTGGAATACTCCGATGGACTTTGTTCGGGAGGAGTTGGATAATGAGAATGGTGAGAACAGCAAGGAGCAGCTCATCGAGTATCGTAAGATTGCCGAGCATCTCTTCCTTATTGGCGGAGATGGAAATGCCGAGCTCCCTGACTTTCCGATGGAGCCTCTGTGGCTTGCGGATATGGAGGAGATCGTTGTTGAGGAGGATCCGATGTGGCTTCTTCATGCGGCTCGGCTGGATCGCATGGAGCCGTATGAGTATGGTTGGCCTCTGCGACCCCTTCTGCCTGAGATTATGATTCACACTCTCCGTCGTCGATCGCATCGCTGGCGCATTAGTCCCAACTTGCTTATTGTTATCAATATGATGAAGGGTGAAGAGATAGAGGCTTAGAGTTATGCTCACACCTCTTCAGAGATGGCTGGACGCGCCTACATAAATAATGAAGGGGCGCTCTATGAAGCGTACGCCCGAGGCAATAAAGACACCTTTTTTTTCAAGGATGACCTTGCCGCAGCAGTAAACCCATTCGAAAACCGCTACACAAAGACGCCACCGGTGATTCACGAACTCCGACGCACAGTTCCTCTGAATGGCGCCGACTTCGGTCGCAGTTGCGAGTTCGAGTTCGACGTCGCCGGCGACCTGTTCCAAGATGTTACGGTGCTCATTGAACTTCCGTCGTGGCTTCCGCCAACTGAGACTGCTCTGAATCCGACGACCTCTATTGTTGGCTCCGATGACAATACCTACGGATACACAAATGGTATTGGCTATTTTCTTTTTAGCAAGATTCAGCTCTATCAAGACAAGATTCTGCTGCAGGAAACGAGCGGCGATGCTCTCTTTGCATCGCGCGCGGCGCGTGGTTCACTCAATGAAGCTTACATGGACAATGCCCTGGCTGGATTTCACGACGGTACGGCAACTTCCATCGGTGTAGCCGCGACCCCGCCGAGACTCCGTCTCAAGATTCCCTTTCTTACCACAGGTGTTACAGATTCCTTTCCGAGCATTGGAATGCGCCAGCAGTCATTCAAACTCCGCCTAACTCTCCGAAAGCTAGAAGAAGTTGTGGAGAGCTCTGCAGGCCAGGCCAATCCGAGCCCATGGTCGTTGCCATCCTTTACAGTCAATACAGCGGCCCCTTATACGATTGCTCCTCTTACACGAACTGCTATTGCCAGGCCGACACTTTTTCTCGAGACGCGCCACATCTATACGGACCAAGAGACACGTACGGCGATTCAGAAAACGAGCATTGAAATCCCCTATTCGCGGCTCTATGAGAATCAGTTCACCTTCGGCCCGGGCGACTATGCGCCTCTGAACAAGGGTGCCGTCGCCGCAGTCACACGCCGCGTCGATGCACAGCATCCAGCCTCCCGGCTCTTCTGGTTTATTCGTAATCGCACTGACATTCAAGCGGGCAAGTTGTGGAAGTTCACGGCAGACCTTTCGGGAGGCGCGATAGGTCAAGAATATTACACAAATCAGGCATTCTATATTGCCGCAAGGGACCGTGAGACTCTCTTTCCTCCGCTCATTTGGAACAAACTGACACATCATGCAAAGGAGGATCGTGACCCTGGTGTCGGCATTGGTGAAATGAACTGGGACATTGGAACTGTCTGGGGCTCACTGAAACAAAACCAACCCGAAGGTTCAGTGAACTTCACAACGGCGGACCGACCAACGATTCTCACGGAGTTGAATGGACCGCTGCTGAGTCCTACGCCTGTTACAGAAATGACGGCAGTAGTTGATTCGTGGCTGCTCTATAGTGTTGAAGGGGGGCGCGGAACACTCAAATATGGGAACTAACGTCTAAGGATCTTTCATCCTCTAAACAGAGATGGCAACACGACCCATAGGAGATATAACAACCCTGTTGGACCTCACGAATCGTGACCTCCAAGAGAATGATCTGTTCCCTTTAAAATCTGAAACAACGTGGTTTACGCGCGATAAGGAGCGACGTGTACTTCCATTTACACCTCTCATACAAGAGATTCCGATTCGTGGCCCTGCCGCCTTCGGCCAGTACTTTTCCTTTGACCTCGGCTCTCTTCAGACGGGCGATCTCCTACTCGGAACAGTGCTGCAGATTCGTCTAGGCCATTGGCTGGATGAACAGACTGTTCTTCGTTTACTCGGCTCGATGTATACGTATGATGTCTCAGGGACCGCATGGGAGTATGCAAACTCGATTGGAACCTGCATTATTCAAGAAGCAGAGTTGGAAATCGATGGAAAAACGATTGAGACGATTGACGGCGATTTCATTGATGTATTCAATCGCGTGTATCCGGATTATAACGCCCAAGTGGGTATTGCTTACGACCACACCGGCCGTATTTCCATTCCGCGACTGAAGGCGCTTCAGCAGCCCCGCGTATGGCCTACGGAGGATGGAGTGATTCACTGTGTTCTTCCCTTCTTTTTTGGGCGAAATCGGTATCAAGATGCTCTTCCGATGATTGCTATTAAGGAGGGTCTCGTCAAAATCAATATAACGCTGCGACCTTTTGATGAATGTGTGCGGCAACTGCGAGGCTTTCGTGAGACGTGTACGAGCACACCACTCCAGAAGTCGTTCGTATTTGATTCGGCGGCAGGCCAGGTCGAAAAAAATGCGCAAATCCAGATTCCCCAGTTTTACAATGTTCAGCTTCTTACCTACGGAGGGATTGCCAGCGGAAAGCTGCGTGAAGCTATGCTGCGCGACTCGTTCGAGATTCTGCACCGCGAGATTCAAACATTCTCGTTCTCCGAGCCGATGAAATACACGGTGTCAAAAAGAGCACAAGAAAATACGATTACGGTCCAGCTTCCGATTGAGGCCAATCATCCGATTGAGGAGGTTATCTGGTTCGTGCGACGCAAGGGTGTGCGCGATAATAATGAGTGGACGAACTATTCTTCGGTGCTTGAACGGGACTGGTCACCACTTCAGGCGAAGGTTCCGCTGCTCGTGAAGGCGTCCATTCAGATTAATGGAATCACGATTGTGGATGCGGAAGAATCCTATTTTAGGCAACTTCTTGCATCCAGACACAAGGGAGGATTTGCCTCCTATTCATCCTTTTTGTACGGGTATCCGTTTGCTCAAGCGCCTGGAGAGCATCAGCCGAGTGGATCCGCAAATGCGAGTCGCATGAACAACTTCCGCCTGACACTAGAGATTCAGTCACCGGCGATAGGCGACGATAAGGAATGGGAAGTAAAAGTCTTCTGTGTTGCACTCAACTGGCTCCGGTTCGAGAATGGGCTCGCGAATCCGATGTTTGAGGACTAAACGCCCTCAGCCTTGACGCGCTCAGATCGTACAACAAGAACCGCCGGATTCATTACCGACTGGTTAAGATTGATATCCATCTCAGG